TTACCAAAGAACAACTAACATTTATTAAATCGAAATTTGAAACTGGAGGAACAAAATGAGTGTCGTTCAAGAACCTGAAGTGAAGTGGACGCCCGACCAAATGGTGGAAGTGATTCTTAATGAACCTGATGATTTTCTTAAGGTTCGTGAGACTTTGACCCGTATCGGAGTTGCTTCAAGAAAGGAAAAGAAAATCTATCAGTCTTGCCATATTCTGCACAAGCAAGGTAGATATTATCTCGTTCACTTTAAGGAACTGTTTGCTCTGGATGGCAAACATGCTAACCTGACCGTGAATGATGTGCAACGTCGCAATCGTATCGCTCAACTTCTCGCTGATTGGGGGCTGATTGATATTGTTGATGCTACCAAGATTCAAGATATTGCACCACTTAATCAAATTAAAGTCCTTGCTTATAAGGATAAGGGAGACTGGATTCTGGAAACCAAGTATAATATTGGATCCAAGAAGAAGAAAGTTGAGGATGCTGAGTGATGTCTTCGGGAAGTTTTGAATTTCGTTTTCGTCACCAAAACGAAGGTGCCGCCTGGCATAACAATCCTAATGCTAAGTTTGCTCTTCCCGATGAAGATGTAGAGATTAGATGTGATGATCCATATCTAAATGAAAATCAATTCCTAGAAATGGTTCGCAGATTTTTCATTGCTTGTGGGTATACCGAACAACAATGGAAAGATGCTTTAAAAGTTCATCTTAAAGAAGTGGAAACCGAATAAAAGAATTACGGGGTTCAACACCCCGTTTTTTGTAAGAAGTATTATAATTATATACGGATGCCGAAAGGGTCCACAAAACACAAACTCGCTTTTAAAGGAGCTACCATAATGACAAGTTCTACGAGATATACTGCTGCGGATCTTCCTGCTTTGATGGAACGAATTACCCGCAATAGCATTGGAATGGATGAATACTTCGATCGTCTTTTTAATCTTCACGAAACTACAACGAACTACCCCCCATATAACCTAGTACAAATAAATAATGTTGAATCCCATCTGGAACTCGCATTAGCAGGATTCAAGAAAGGAGAGGTAAATGTTTTCACAGAGTATGGAAAACTTTTTGTCGAAGGGCAAAAAGCAGATGCCGAATCGGATAGGACGTTTATCCACAAGGGAGTGGCTAGCAGAAGTTTTAAAAGAGCGTGGACTTTATCCGACGACACAGAAGTCCGTGAAGTCACATTTGAAGACGGACTTCTACGGATCGTACTTGGGAAAATAGTGCCAGACCATCACGCTCGCAAGGACTATCTCTAAATAAAAATAAAAATGAAATCTTTCCACCAATTTCTTAATGAAATAAAGACTATTTCATATCCAGCAGCAAAAGCACATAAGGTTTATCATAAAGGAAGAGTGACTAATGTAGGTGCTGGAAGAGCAGTTCCTATTAATCCTGGAAGTGGTGCTGGTGATGGTGGTGGAGGTAATGGTGACTAAATATCTTTGAATATCGTCGGCGCTATGCCACGGGAGGTAACTGGCAAAAACCAGTTGACACCTCCCTTTTTAATTTGCTATAATAGTAAGGAGAAGTACTGAACGCATGTCAATCAAATTAGTTATTCTGAAATCTGGGGAAACTGTTATTTCAGATGCAAAAGAGTTGATTGTTGAAGAAGATAAAATTGTTGGATATCTTCTAAACAATCCTTTTAAAATTACCAGTCAAAAGTCACTTCTTCTTACTGAAGAAGTGAAGGATAGTGATAGTATGGTCGAAATCACTATGTCTCCATGGATTCTTTTAACCTCTGATACTGCTATTCCAATCAAACCTGATTGGGTGGTTACAGTTGTCGAGCCAATGGAATCTGTTAAGCAAATGTATGAGGAGAGAGTAAATGCCTTTAAACAACAAACAGATCAAGGGACTTCTTCTGAAAGTTGATAACGTAGTTATCTGTGAAGTCATTGAGGTTGAGGCAGAACCAGGGGAACCTAACTGCAAAATAATCAATCCATATGAGTTCGTTGATGGTGAATTGGTTCCATGGCCAGAAGTATCTGGTCAAAATGAATTAATGCTTCGCTCCAGTGACATTCTTACTGTAGTTGAACCAAAAGAAGAAATTATTCAAAAGTATCTTGAACTAACTGCATAATGCGATTTTATACTAACGTCCAGATGGTCGGGGATCACTTCTTGGTCCGTGGTTATGAAAATGGAAAACATTTCATTACCCGTGAGAAGTTTAACCCGACTCTTTTTATCCCTGCAAATAAAAAAACAAAATATAAAACTCTTACGGGAGATTACGTGGATGAGATTCATCCTGGAACTGTCCGCGAATGTCGAGAGTTTATTAAAAAGTATGAGAATGTTGAGGGATTTAAAATTTATGGAAACGATAAGTACATCTATCAGTATATCTCTGAAACGTATCCTGAAGAAGAATTAAAGTTTGACATCAATAAAATTAAACTCACTACTCTTGATATTGAGGTTGCATCGGAGAATGGATTCCCTGATGTAGAGTCTGCTGCAGAGGAAGTTCTTCTTATCACAATTCAAGATTATGCTACGAAACGAATTCGTACCTGGGGTCTTGGACCTTTCAACAATCCAGGCAAAGATGTAGTCTATAAGCAGTTTTCTACTGAGTATGATTTATTGCATGATTTTATCAACTGGTGGATGATTGAAGAAAATACTCCAGAGGTGATAACTGGATGGAATATCCAACTGTATGATATTCCATATCTTGCCCGTCGTTTAGATCGTGTTCTTGGCGAAAAATTGATGAAGAGATTATCTCCTTGGGGTCTTGTCACTGAGGATGAAGTGTATATTTCTGGACGTAAGCATATTTCTTATGATGTTGGTGGAATCACTCAACTGGACTATCTGGATTTGTATAAAAAATTCACTTATACTAATCAAGAATCTTATCGTCTTGACCATATTGCAAATGTGGAATTGGGGCAGAAAAAACTTGACCACTCTGAGTTTGATACTTTTAAAGACTTCTACACCAAGGGTTGGCAAAAATTTGTAGAGTATAACATTCTTGACGTGAAACTTGTTGATCGTCTGGAAGATAAGATGAAACTTATTGAACTTGCCGTGACAATGGCACTTGACGCAAAGGTCAATTTTGTCGATGTGTTTTTTCAAGTAAGAATGTGGGACAGTATCATTTACAATTATCTCAAGAAGAGAAACATTGTAATTCCCCCAAAAGAACGTTCTGATAAGGATTCTAAGTATGCTGGTGCTTATGTTAAGGAACCGATTCCTGGAATGTATGATTGGGTGGTAAGTTTTGACTTGAACTCTCTGTACCCTCACCTGATTATGCAATACAACATCTCTCCAGAAACCCTTCTGGACGAGAGGCATCCAACTGTAACTGTTGATAAGATTCTAAATCAGGATCTTACCTTTGAGTTGTATAAAGATAAGGCAGTGTGTGCTAATGGAGCAATGTTCCGCAAAGATGTGCGTGGGTTCCTCCCAGAACTGATGGAAAAAATCTATCAAGACCGCACTATCTACAAAAAGAAAATGCTTGCAGCAAAGCAAGAATATGAAAAGACTAAAAATAAGGAATTAGTTAAAGAGATTGCTCGGTGTAACAATATCCAAATGGCGAGGAAGATTCAACTTAACTCTGCTTATGGTGCTATCGGCAATCAGTATTTCCGTTATTACAAATTAGCAAACGCTGAGGCAATCACTTTGTCTGGTCAGGTTTCTATCCGTTGGATTGAGAACAAGATGAATGCCTATCTAAACAAAATTCTCAAGACAAAAGAGGTTGATTATGTTATTGCTTCTGATACTGACTCCATTTATCTTGATATGGGTCCTCTGGTTGAAAGTGTATACAAGGGAAGAGAGAAAACTACTCAAAGCGTTGTTTCGTTCCTTGATAAGGTCGCTAAGGTGGAACTTGAGAAGTATATTGAAAGTTGCTACCAAGAACTGGCAGACTATGTGAATGCCTATGACCAGAAGATGCAGATGAAGCGTGAGAACATTGCCGAGCGTGGAATCTGGACTGCTAAGAAGCGTTATATCCTCAATGTCTGGGATAGTGAAGGTGTTCGCTATGAAGAACCCAAACTCAAGATTATGGGAATTGAAGCAGTCAAATCTTCTACACCAGCACCTTGTCGCAAGATGATTAAGGATGGTCTCAAACTGATGATGAATGGAACTGAAGAAGAGGTGATTGAGTTTATTGATAAGTGTCGTGAAGAATTTAAAAGTCTTCCACCAGAACAAATTGCTTTTCCACGTACTGCTTCTGATGTTCGTAAGTATCATTCTTCTTCCAGCATTTATGCACCTAAAACTCCAATTCATATTCGTGGAGCACTTTTGTTTAACTACTACGTCAAAGACAAAAAACTCACTAATAAGTATTCATTAATCAATAATGGTGAGAAGGTTAAATACATTTTCTTAAAAAAACCAAATACTATTCAAGAAAACGTCATTTCATTCATTCAGGAATTTCCTAAGGAACTTGCTCTTGACAAATACATTGACTATGAATTACAATTTGAAAAGAGTTTCTTAGATCCACTCAAGTCAATCCTTGATACGATTGGATGGAATGTGGAAAAAACTGTAAACCTTGAATTATTTTTTGCCTAATGGATTTGCCTATTAACGACGAAGAGCTAAAGAAAATTGTCAGTGCTCTTGGATTTGGGGGAGATGCTGCTTTGTATCATAAACTAAAACTGGTAAAAGAACTTAGAGAACAGGGTTTACCTTATAAAAAAATACTTCGTGAAGAGTATGGGATGACAGTATGATAACCCTTCCTATAAGTGAAAAAGAGTTGAACATTATTATTA